GCAGAAGCTGGACAAAGACGGGTTTGGGAACCTGCTGCTTTCCTGGATGGGGAGCGAGCTAAGTGACCTGTACCGCCGCCACGTCGATCCGGCGCCCGCAGGTCATTTGACCATGGGCTGCACCGTTTGGGGCCAAGCCTATATCGACCGCTTTCTGAACCTCACGGCCAAAACTCTCCGCGCCCAACTGGATGCGCTGAAGGGCCGGACGAGGCTGCTGGTCTTCACCGATATTGCGGGCTTTTCGGCGCTGTGGAAGTTCGCCCGCGAGATGCAGTTTCTGGGCGTGCCGTCGCAGATCATCGTGATCCCCGACATGCTGATGGCGCAACTGCCCAAGCGCCCGAACAACAAGTACATGATGTTGGGGGCCACGCAGAATCTCAGCGTGCAGATCGCGGCCCGTAACGGCACGGCCTTCTGCGCCCTGTTCCCCGACGTACTGTATTCGGACAATTACTTTTCGACGCTGTTCCGGCTTGCCGCCATCCATGGCCCGATTGTGCATTCGGGAATTAGCGCCAACGTGTCCGCCGTGGGCGCGCTTGCGCGCTTTGAGAAGGACGGCGGACTGTCGATCCCCGGCCTTGAGCTTGGCGATTGGGCGTGGCGGAACCTGCACGCGCAGTCGAACGCCAACCTCGTGAACCGTGGCCGGACATGGCTGGGCTTCCCGCCCTCGCACTGCACCATCTGGCAATCGACCGACCGGCTGTCCTACTACTGCTGCCATACGAATCCGGTCTGGATGCCGCTCGACCAGTGCGCCAAGGCGACGGTCAAGTTCGTGTCGGCCATTGACTGCAATCTGCCGTACCTGCTGGACAAGTTCTACCTGCCGCCGATGAGCGACGGCATGGTTATGGTGGAAGTGAGCGACGACACCAAGCTCGCTTCGCGCAATCGGCTTGATGTGGAACACTTCGCGGCGGTGTGCTGGCAGGTTGTCAGTTTCCGCGACGACTATCTGCCGTATTTCTCGACGCCGCACGACATCCCGATCAAGCCGCAGGCGGAAGGGCTCGACCTCATCGAAGTCCGCTCCCGCCAGGCCACGCTCGTCAAGGACATCGTGGCCCTGAAGGAAAACCTGCGGGGCCGTATCAAACAAAAGGAAGCCGCCTAAATGTTCGACGCCAAGCCGGAAGACCGCGAGCAGATCGCCCTCTGGATTCAGAACATCGAAATCGACCACAGGCCGGGCAAGGACGGCAACATGGTCCCCGACGTGCGTATCTCGTTCGGCAAGAAGGGCACGGCCAACTACCTGCTGCACTACTGGAAGTCGCGGCTCCCCAAAGAGAACCCGATGGTGTGGGAGAAGTTCGGCCCGGCCATTGAGAAGTGGGAGAAGGACCAGACGATTCCGGTGGACGGCCTGCCGCTGGAGGCGTGGCCCGCCATCACCAAGGGGCAGATCAAGGTCTGCCGTGACTTGGGCCTGCGGAGCGTCGAAGACCTCGTGACGGCAACCTCGTCCATCCGCGAGAAGATTGGCATGGGCGCCAACGACCTGATCGCCAAGGCCAAGGCGTTCCTCGCGAATCGCGACAACAGCGCGACGGCGAACAAGGTTGCCGAGCAGGAACAGCAGATCGAGCAGATGGCGAAGGATCTGAAGGAAGCGCGCGAGTTGATCGACGCGCTGATGGCGAAGCAGGGCAAGGCCCCGAGGAAGCCCAAACTACAGGAGGCGGCGTGATGAGCATTCGACTCGCGCGAGCATTGGCCGGAGTTCCGGCTTACGCCCAGCCATTCCAGGGGCCGCATAATGAGCCGTATCCGGCGCCCCAGCCCCTCCCGGTCGGACAGGCCCCATTCATGATGCCGGGCGCTGCAAATCTCCCGAGGGACGATAGGGCGGGCGGCCAGCCTTTGAACCCCATGCAGATGGGCATGGGCGCCCCGCAAGTGCAGGCCGCCACCATGCCGCCGTCGCAGCATGTATCGGGACCGCCCCCGATGCCGCATCAGTCGCAGGCTCCGATGATGGGCTTCGACCCGACCCCGCCCGCCTCGATGGAAATGCAGGGCATGCAGGCCCCGATGCCGACAGGCCGCAATGAGTTGGAGCGCGACTACTACAACCAGCTTGCCCAGAACCCCAACGGCTTTGGAAAGCCCGATTGGCTGTCCAGGTGGCTGGGATGACGCTGCTTACGACCGTCCGTAGCGCCTGCCGGCGCATCGGCCTCACACCGCCTAATGTCGTGGCCGCGTCCACCGACGCTACGACCTCGCTGCTGTTCGAGCTTGCCAACGAGGAAGGCAAGGCGCTCGCCAGGTACGGCGACTGGAAGATTCTGCGGAAGGAAAAGACGTTCACGACCGTCGCGGCAGAGACACAGACTGACACGCCGATCCCGACCGATTGGGATGCGTTCATAGATAACACGTTCTGGAACCGCAGCCGCCGCATTCGCCTGTTCGGCCCGGTAAGCCCGGACGATTGGCAGCGGTACAAGGCGGCCTCGACGTTCCCGATCACGAACACGTTCACCATTCGCGGCACGTCGTGGCTGATGCAGCCGACCCCGGCGGCGGGCGATACGATTGCCTACGAGTACCGCACGGTTAACTGGTGCCAGAGCAGCGGCGGCACGGCGCAATCGGCATGGGCGGCGGACACAGACACCGGCATCCTGTCCGAGGACTTGATGGCCGAAGGCATCATCTGGCGCTACAAGCAGAATCGCGGGCTTGAGTGGCAATCGTTTTACGACAAGTACATTTACAACGTCGATCAGGCGCTCGCGAAGGACAAGCCGCGCAAGATCATTGATATGAAGAACGGTGGCCCGCCGATCCGCACACCGGGGCTTGTCGTGCCAGAAGGTGCTTGGGGAAATCTGAGTTAGACAGATGTTCAACACGCGCCCCCGCCGTTCCATCAAGCCCGGCAGCCAAGCTCGCATGGGCTACGGCATCATCCCGCCGTCCGTGCGTGGCTTGAACCTGAAGGCAGGCATCAACGCCCTGAAGCCCGACGAGGCGCTGGTGCTGGACAACTGGCGCCCCGGCCAGACCTATCAGCAGGTGAGAGGCGGATATACCTCGCACGCGACCGGCCTCGGGGCGAGCGTGGGAACGCTCATGGAATGGGCCGGTCCCTCATCGCGCAAGTTCTTCGGCGCTACGGCAACGGCCATTTACGAGGTCACGTCTGCCGGTGCTGTGGGCGCGGCTGCGGTGTCCAGCCTCAGTTCGGCGTACTGGCAACACCTGAACTTCACCACGTCCGGCGGTGCGTTCCTGGTGCTGTGCAACGGCTCCGACTCGGTTCGGAACTATGACGGTTCTAGCTGGACGACGCCCAGCATTACCAACGTCACATCGGCGGACCTGATTAACGTGGCTTCGCATAAGCAGCGGCTTTGGTTCATTGAAAAGAACAGCACGAAAGCGTGGTATCTCGGGACATCGAGCATTTCGGGTGCGGCCACCAAGTTCGACCTTGGCGACAAGTTCCGCCGGGGCGGCAAGCTGCAACTGATCGGCACGCTGTCGCAGGACTCGGGCGATGGATTGGATGACGTGCTTTGCTTCATCTCGTCCAACGGCGAGGTCGTCGTCTATCAGGGCGGCAACCCGGACGATCCTAACGACTGGTCATTGGTGGGCGTCTATCGGGCCGCCGCGCCGATCGGCAATCGCGCGCTGATCCGGGTGGGCGGCGACTTGGGTATCCTGACGGAGCGGGGGATTATCTCGGTTCGCCAGTTGATGCAGGGCGGCAGCGCCGACGCAGAGCGGCAGGCCATCACCGACAAGATTGACCCCGGCATCATCAACGACTTCCGGTCTTACGGCACGAATACCGGCTGGGAGATGATTGTGCACGAGCGGACGCGGCAGGCGCTGGTCAACATCCCCAAGAGCGCCAGCACGGCATTCCAGTATGCCCTGAACATCCAGACCGGGGCATGGTCCACCTACGGCTTTTATGCCTCGCCCATGAATGCGACCTGCTGGGGGATCGCGAACAACGAGCTTTATTTCGGGGATTCGTCCGGCAACGTGTGGCACGCGGAAAACGGCTATCAGGACAACGGCGCGGCGATTACCTGCGCCTGGAAGCCCTCATTCCAGAAGTACGGCAAGGGCGCGCTGTATCGGGTTTCGCTCATCCAGCCAATCTTCATTGCGGGCGGGCGCATCACCCCGGCTGTCCGGGTCAACGTGGACTATCGCGATGACCTGCCGCTCACGACCGACGAGTATCCGGTGGATGCGGGCTCTGCCGGTTCGGTGTGGGGCACCGGCCTGTGGGGCACGGCGATCTGGGGGAGTTCGGCGGTGCCTTATGCCGACTGGATCAACGCGGACGGCGTAGGCACGGCTTCGACCATCAACATGGTGATCCGGCCCAATGGCATCCCGGCCCGCCTGTCTGAAACCAACGTCCGCTATGAACTCGCACAGGTGCCGAGCCTATGACCTTGGCGCTGGACATCCAGAAAAGCGAATACAACTTCCGCAAGACCGTCTCGGCACGGTTCGGCGGTGGAACGCTGGCGACGGATGCGACGAGCGGGTTCTTCTACATTCCGACCTGTGCGGGAACGCCTACGGGCGTCCCGTCAGGCACTCCGAGCGGGTTTGTCC